ATGCCAGATAGTGTGATGGCCACACCCAACCAAGCAATATTGGCATATGTCAGGCCAACAAAACCGATACTCGTGGTTGCCATTGTCGCCCCAACAGCACCAATAGTTGACAAACCAAACGTCATAAATGCGGTTGCAATTAGCGCGATACCTAGAATGATAGTGCCGATCTTGCCAGCGCCGACGACCACAGGGGTGATGGAAAACGATTTCGAGATCGGGTGGCTCAGTGCGTTATCACCGACGCGCTCACGATCCAGGATGCACTTGTAGGCGATGCCATGCTCATGAGACTTGGACAGGTCACCATAAAATTCTGGATAGTTAGCACATAGGGCGCGGACGGCTTCAGCCGGGGTTGAAACTGCTAGTTTGTGTATGCGCCCGTACTTCTTGCCTAGCGCACCGTTAAGTCTGACCGTTCGCAAGACGCACCACCTTCACAGTATGCTTTTTGAAGTACCCACCATAAACGTCGCGACTAGAAAGTCTATTCTCGACATGGTGCATAATAATATCATCACCTAGATATAATGCTACATGATTTGGGAACCGAGAATTACCAGTTTGCATCATGATCACATCGCCGGTTTCTAGTTCCTCGTCTTCCAAGACATCTACGAACCCAGCAATCTTATAATTATCACCCAGAAGGTTCTCGCCTCGCTCCCAGAAATCACTTTGGCGATACAGGTTGATCAGATCGACCCCGCGCTCACGCTTGTACCAATCGCGAACCAGCGACCAGCAATCCAGCGTACCAAACGAAAATGTGCGCCCGACCAGCGGTGCCTCGTAGCCTGATGGCTCAAACTCTGCCCATTGCTCTGTCGGTATGCACACAATGTACCAGCGCAGACCCGTGGCCTCACAGGACACCTTGTCTGCCTCGCTAGGGTCGGGCGGCAGGTTCACATGGCTATGAAAGATTGCGGTAATTTCACCGGCATCCTCTGCGTCTGCGTAATCCGCTGGCGAGATCGAAAACTGATCCTGACCGTTTGGATTAATGTTTTCGCAGGGCCAGTATCGCTCACGGCCCTTGACGATGACCACCAGACCACAGGCCTCTTTCGGGTACTCAGCCTTGGCATGATCCAAGGCGGCTTGGCGTGTTTCAGGTGTCATACTTTTAGCAACCCGGCTGCTGGAAATCCGCCATATGGCAGTTCAGCGTATTGTCCAAATCTTGCTCGACATGATGTCAGACGCTTGCCGCAAACATCCTGAGCCAGCGTTCCAACGGATACATCGCTTGTGTCAAAATAGGATGTGCCGGTGTATCCACACTCAGAAGATCGATAGGTCCACGGGCAGTAATTCTGGATCACCTGGCGGCGGGGCAGACTGATGCCAGCTAGGTCGAGGGCCGCAGCCAACTCAAACTGCACCGTGTCACGGCTTTCTGCTGACTTTCGGTCGATGTAATAAATGTCGCGAGCAAACTCAGCGGTGGGATCGGCGGTGGGGTTAGCACTAAATGTTGTACCCGTAATAATTTGCGGATCAGTTAAACCGCCGATCTCAACCTGCGCGTGCGATGCATAGATAGACCCAATCGGGCCGGTATCCCGCGTAACAGGATAAATCCTAAATTGTGTCGTAGTATTTAGCCCACTAACACTGTCAGCGAGACTAAATGAAATCCTTACATATCCATTACCTTGAGCAGTTGCGATCACAGATGTTGGAACCGCACCGCCTCCGTCAGCACTAAACGCTTGCAAAACCCCAGTGCTAAAACGGTAGCGTACTCGACTTCCCTTTGTCGAAGCGCCAGTAAAAAACGCATATAAATCTATCAGGTCATAGTCTATTTTTTTGACATATATAGAAAACGTGTATTGCGTGGTCAGGCTTGGTGTTAGCCCAGTGACAAACTGCTCCATCCCAGCGCCGTCAGAACCCGCATAATTATCAGTTAACAACCACGCATTATTGTCGCCAAATGCATCTAACTGTGACGCAACCTTTACCAATGTTGCCGATACGTTAGACCATGATGTAAATGTGTTTGAATTTGGCAGCAGGTTTCGACGTGGCGCAAAATTGGCCGTATCAAGAAATTTGGCTAAAGTCCTGATCCGCGTGACCTTGCACCCGGCAAGATCGTCATACATAAGGACCAGCGCAGTAACGGTACCTAATACGTTAGAGACGGTCATAGTTGGGCGTGGAAGCTGGCCCTTGCCAGACCATTCAAAACCACTGACCTCTAACGGAAATGCGCTGTATGCTAGTCCGTTCCAAATGACATCGCCAACTAGATTGTTTTTACCAGCATGGAAACGGTAAATGCTGCCGCCAACCACAGACGCATCGATTTCGAACATTTCGATTATTGCGGATGGCGCAAGTTTCTGAATTTCCGCCGTGACAGACGAAAGTGATACCGTATATCCGTCAGCCCAGTAACCTGGCGTGACATAATTTAAGACATCTGCGGCCACGGTCTGCCCTTACGCTGCGACGGCTTTAATAACCGCAAAATTTAGAACGACGGCTTCTGACAACGATCCGATAAGTTGTTTGTGAAGGCTGATTGAGCAAGACCCGGCTGCGGTAGCCGATACCGCAACGCCATATGCCCCCACTGTGGCCCCACTTTTAATTCCAACAACCACAACATCAGTTGCAGCAATAAACGAATTAGTCAAAACAAACGAAACCACACTTAACCCGGTCATGGTCGAGTTGTTCATGGTGATTGCACCACAGGGTTTGTTCAACGTAACCCCTGTAGACTTGCTGGTTAACTGAGTGACAGTTCCGCCAGCACCCGTGGCGTATCCGACACCATTGGTGTTGGAGGTCAGGCCGGTTGCCACCAAGGCACCCGTCATGGTGTCACCGCTCTTTTCGACTTTACCCGTGTTCAGGTTTGTAAAATTTGCGTCTGCTTCAACAAATGTTAGAGCAGAACCCTTGCCTATGCGGGTTATGATTGTACTCATGGCTCATAAACCTGTTCAAACTGTGCGGACACAGTGTTTAAATTATAGCGATCCTTAGACCGATCCCAAGACCGACAAACGAATTTACCGGCAGTGCCGTTAATATCTATCCAGTCAAAACTTGAAACAGCGGCCTGTGTTGTCAAGAAGTCTGTAATAGCATCAGCCTCAGCATCTGTCCTCAATGAAAATTTGAGGGTCCAAGTCTTAGGCTGAGTGTTCAGGCCATTGGCCTGACGCTGCTCATAACCATCACCGAATTTAGAAACACGGGCATTTGGTTTAACCGTAAACGATGCGCCAAAATCTGCTGTGTATGTAAATGTTGCCATCTTATGCCGCCAACAATCCGCCAGGGCGCTTTTGCTGGACGAGTTCAACCCGAACAGCGTTTGCCACTAGCTTGCCCAACTCATTAGCCTTGCCTGGATCGCCATTAACTTGCGAGCCGCCGCCTTCGACGCTGACATTAACCTCGACGATTTGAGTGCCACCACCTGCACCAGTAGTCTCGACGCCCAGCCGACCGTTTCCCAGCCTCCGTAGCGGCATGATCGCCTCAGGGCCAGCCTCACCCATCACACCCAAGCCGCCGCCGTGGCGGAACATCGTGGGGCGATTAACGACGCCGCCATTGGCGAACGCCATCACACCCTGCGAACCAAAGGCGTTGCCGTTAGCATTTACGCTAACTTGATTGCCGCCACTGAAAGCGCCGCCGTTTGCAAACGGAAGACCGGCAGTTCTTAGGGCCAAGGTTATAGGCAGCATTATCGACTGTTGGATCGCGATCCGCATAAGGTCCGCGACGATGCTGCTGGCCAATTCTTTAAAGGACAACTTGCCGGTCATGGCAAAATTAACCAATGCGTCCTCTGTGCCTTTGAGCGCATTTTGCCATGCAGAGGCAACGTGATCACCCAACTTAGCAATCTCGTCACCGTATGATGTCAGCGCAGCAGCCGTACCACCGGCAATGCTCTGCCGCTTGGCCTCATTAACCCGTTCGATTTCCTGTCGCAGATTGAGCGCAGCGATTTGCTCGTCGGTATAAGCCTGTCGATTTTCAGGCTCTTTTTTCAGGGCCTCTTCGGTAATTTTGGCAAGTTCCTGTTTGCGCTCAGTCAGTTGCTGATACGCGAACGCACTCATGGTCAGCGCCAAAGGCTCATCGCGCAAAGCAGCAATTTCCTGCTGATTGCTGACCTTGGCAATCTCTAAGTCTCTAGCATCCCTGATCAGGGCCTGTTGACGCCTGACGCTATCTGTCAGCGTATCTACAGCCTGAGCCTTTGACCGCAGGGCGGATATTTCATCTGCGGTTCGTCCATAATACTTGCCTTCAGCAATTTCAAAATCCAGCAAGGCGGAATTGGCAGACCTGGTGCTTTCGCCATACTCGTTAAAATAAGCGATTTTAAATTTAAGTTCAGCTTCTTTGCCGCCCAAGCTTTCAGAAGAAGATTGATATGCCCGCAAACCATCAGTCGTCTTCTTTAGTTCATCTAGATTTTTACCCTCTGCTACAAACGCTAGTTTGCGAACTTCGCTTTCCTTGAAAAATTTACCAAGAGGGTCTGCCGTCTCAAACATAGCCAAGGCTTTCTGAGAACCCTTGATTTTAATATCGTATTTGTCCCAGGCCCCAATTTCAGCAATCAACTGGGCAGCGTTGCCCTTCATGCTGCCCAGAGCACTCAGGAATGGATCGTCCTTCTGAGTGGTTGAGGTCGCGGTTTGGCCTTTAATACGGGTGCGATCTTCAGCCGTAACCTGCTGCTCAAGGGTCATTTCGTTGAGCGTAGCCAATTGTCTTTGAGCATCAGCAGCGACGCGATTTGCAGCATTTACTTTTTGTAGTTTATCTAAATAATCTTTGCTTTGTGTATTGGCTGGCATAGGCATTGTTGGGTTACCAGCCAACAAAAATCCTGACCCTATATTACTCATGGTCGCGTCAAAATTTTTCTGTTTGTTCAGATCACTCTGTGCAGACATTGCAAGTTTCTGCGCTTCAAAAATGTCCGTCAACAGCGCCTGTTTTCTGGCTTCCTTGTTTGCCAGCGCAAGCCGGTACAATTGATCAGCAACCGCACCTACCTCACCGGCAAACTTGGTGACCTTGGGCGTTTCGTCACCCATGTTACCACCCAGCGTCTTAACGTCACCTGCTACCTGTGGAAGCCATTTTTTGTTTTCATTTATGCGAGCGTTTAATTCCTCAATGGATTTGCCAAACTTCTTGGCCTTCTCATCTGCCTTAGCAGACGTATAAGCAAATAGGGCAATTGCCCCCGCCACCGCAGCAAGTGCGATAGTAATAGGACCACCAACCGCATTTAGTACAGCCAATGATGCAGCCAAACCGTCTGTGGCAATCATTGTTGCTACTTCGGCAACACCAAACGCAGCAGTTGCCAATGTAAGAAATACTATCGCCTCCGCTGCGGCAACAAGAATTGGCACAATTGCAGACATGGCCATAAATCCAGCAACACCAGCAGCAATACCAACGGCAACCTGCATTAACTCAGCGCCATTTTGAGACAAAAACTTAATGGCTATTGTAGTCCCATCCAAAACAGCCTTAATCGTATCGACTGCAATAACGCTGGATTTAAAATCAAACCATGCGTTTTTTAGATCACCAAGAGATTTTGCGGCACTGTTAAGTGATGCGGGGTCGATACCATCGCCAATTTTATTCAACGCCTTAAAGAACTGCTCGGCGCTAACCGTGCCGTTCTGCATGTCCTTCATTAATTGAGCAGTGGACTTGTTCATTGCGGCAGCAACCTGCTGTGTGAACCCGGCCAGGGTATCACCCAACTGACCGTTCAGTTCCTCCGACATCAGTTTGCCCTTAGAGGCAATCTGGGACATCGCATAGAACACACGCTGTGCGCCATCAGCGGACAATTTATTGGACAGGATTAGCTTTGAGGCATCAGCAAACGACCTGTTTGCTTCTTCGGTAGATTGGCCGGATAGCTTCATGGCAGCAGTGAAACGCACTGCCGACCCCAATGCCTCGTCTTGGGCAATCCCAAGGCTTCGCATGGTGTTGCGTAGCGTCTCTAATTCGATGGTCGAGCGAGCGCCAAAACTGATCGATAGCTGCTTGCTGTACGCATCTAGCTGAATAGTGGTACGGGCCAATTCCGTAACAAAGCCAGCCAATTGAGTTGCAGCAAATCCACCGGCCAATGCCTTCATTGCGCCCCGCAGACCTGCCATCTGCTTATTGACAGTATCCGCCGTACTGCCAACCTGCTTGAGTTTGCCAGTGAACGTATCGATGCTCTGAGTGCCAGTCACGCTAGCGTTTAGATTGAACATTGCGCCGTAATTTAGGGCCATCAATTGTCCTCGCGCTTATTCATGACGGTCAGGGCCGACCATTCAATTATCATTAGACTATCCAGCATCTCTTTATGGTCCTCAACGCCATAAACGTCAAATATCCACTTTACCGCTGAATAGTCTAACCCAACAAACACGCCTTGGGTAGTGCGCCATTGGGTCTGTAATTTCAAGAATATCTCAAGGCACTGCCAATTTTCTGGCCATACCTCAAAATCTTCACCACGCTGATGATCCTCAAGTTCCTGAATGATCTCTTCAGGCGCACCCAGGTTCTTGAGGTCATTGATGGCGTCTTGATAGGATGTTCCGCCACGCGCCCAATATAGCGCGGCGTCTTCTAGTTTTTTCTTTTTGCGCCCGCCAGGCTTTCCATCCAAGCTTTGATGGTCGAGGCCGACACAAGAGGAATATTTAGCAGATCATTGCGGGCCTTTTCTGAGAACGGAATATCGCCGTTGTCATCACTGACACCGCGCCAGCCGATCAGGATTTCCGCAGCAACCTCGCGATCCTTTGCGTCACCCTTAACCACATCCTCCATGATCTCTTCGATCCGAGACTGCGACAGGCGCTTAAACTCTGCATCAAACGAGTGCTTTTCGAACCGCCCGCCATCGACAGGCAATTCAACTGTGACTGGCCAGATATAACTGTCACTTTGTTTTAAAATAAAAGCCATTTTTTCCCCTTGTTAAAAGGCGGGTGATTTTGATAGGCGCACCCGCCAACGCCATTGCCGAGGGGTTTGCTAGCTGCCCCCGGCCCTCTTATTTCACCGTCAGGGTGAACTCGTCATTACCGGCAGTGGTTGGCACCACCACAAAAGGCACCGATAGCATTACGATGCCATCCATGTCGTTGTAGGATGGGTTCACGACGTCAACGGTGCTGGTGGCACTGATGTCAATAATTGACCCGGCAACAGAACCGTGAACGATCTGCATGCTGCCCAACGTGGTGGCAATAGAAGCGGCAAAGAAGTCCTTGGCCGTGATTGTCGGCGCTTCAAATTGAACGGTGCCTCCGACCTTGCGGTCAGTCAGGATTACGCTTTCGCTGTTCAGCAGGTTGCGATAAACGACCTCGTTATTTAGGTTCAAGCCAAAGTCAGACATGATGCCGCTAAAACCAAAGAAACTGAACGTAGGCGTGTTAGCCTTGTTCACGGCCAGAGGCGTTTTGAACCCGGTATAGGTCGCATTTAGGTTAGTAGCATCGACCACTGCGTTATAAACACCAGTGAACGTAAACTTCATGACCGGCAGAGACTTGGCGTTGAGCATGAACTCGACGTTACCGCGACAGCCGGTGACCTTGTGCAAAGGCGAAGAGGCTGCGGTGTTGTCCTGCACCTGGACGTACAGGGTAACGCTGGAAAACGCAGCCGAGACTGGCGTATAAACAGCACTCACACCGGCATTTACAGTTTCAGCAAGGCCGCAAGCCTTGAGCAGCGGACCATAAGCAGGGGCCGTACCGGCAGCACCAGCGCCCTGAAGTTCGACCTCAAACGAGATGCCGACTTTCTGGGCCGCAATGATTTGATCCATCGAACCGAAATACGGACGCACCAGATCGCGATTGACGATTTCAGCGTCAAGCGGGGTGACATCCAAATTACGCACGAGGATGGCGTTGGCCGCGCCGGTAGGAACCGGGTCAGTGCCGTAAGTAGTTTCAATCTTGGCGAGGATTACTCGCTTGCGAGAGAGAAGGGCCATTATAAGTTACTCCGCTTCAGTGGGTTGATCAGCAGGAGCAACCGGCTGCTCTGCCAGTTCGTAAGTGCGCTGAACTAATTCTCGCTTACCCGTTTTGGGATTGAGAATATAAGAACCGCCTTGACCTTCATATTCGTCCATGTGTCACCTATACCACGGCTAAATCGGTAAGTGAAGTGCGGTATAGAACCGCGAAGTCGTAAGAAATTACACCAGCAGGTACATCTGTGTCCATTATTTCAAACGATGTGGACTGTGGCTGTACGTCGTATGAGTAGCCGCCAAATGTTAGATCGGCCATCATTTTTGTATGAACCGCTTGAATTATTGCATCAGCGGCTAGGTCTGGCACATCAGCCCTGACAATAACTGACACTCGAACAGTCAACGTCCAATCAAGCTTTGGCACAGTGTATTGGTTGGCCTGATCTGAGATCGGCTCGACCACGACCGCAGGACTTTCACCGCGAGCCAAAGGGGCATGGCGGCTGCGATAGACCGGCGCACCAATGCTGGGCGCAGATGCCAGAGCCGTGGCGATGCGGGATAGGATTTGTTCGCGAACGGTCGTCAT